CGTATCTGGTTAATATGGCTATGAATTCTACCATCTTTATGGCAATGCTTCATAATCGTATTAATAAATGTTCCGCTTGCTTTATTAAGGTTGCGGGCTTCAACGATAAGTTGAGGTAATTTATGAGGATGGTCCGTAAGAAAATTCTTAGTAAAAGACGGCGCTCCTTTTTCTGTTTTTGGATATTGAATACTGAGATTATCAAAAGCTTTTGATAAAGACTGCGCCGCCCAGATTTCAACATCGGTTCCGACCATACTCTTTACTTCTTGTAAAATAACTTTTTCTTTTTTTAATAAATGATCTTTGGTTCGTTCTAGTTTGTCTTGATCGACACGGACCCCGCGCCAAGTCATGTCTACCAGACAGGGTAGCAGATCTAGTTCTAAGTTAGCTACTTCCCATAGATCTTCTTTATTAAGTTCAAAGTTAAAAAAGTTCCATAGTTCTAATGTAAGTTCGGCATCTACTTGGGCGTAGGGTCCGACATACATAGCAGGTAATTTCCACATTTCTGATTTTGGATCAACGCCAAAGTCCCGTGCCGCCTGCACCAATCCTTTTTCTGATTTGGTTTTATTAAGATAATCAAAAGTTAAAGCGTTTAGCGAATAGCTAAATCTATTTTCGTCCAATAAGGAGGCGATAAGCATGGTATCAATAATTCTACCATTTAACTTAAAACCCATTCGTTTAATCCACCCTGCGTCGTATTGGGCGTTATGCATAATTTTATCCGCAGGGCTTTCAAAAACTGTTTTGAGCCAGTTATTTACAATTCGTTCATCTAGGTTTCCGCCGCCGAAATGTCGAATAGGGAGATAGCCTTTCCAGTTATCGGTAGCAATGGCATATCCAATAACATGCCCATTTCCTATAGCCCAACCAGGACCATTGGTTTTAATGTCGGGGTCCTTGGTTTCTACGTCAATAGCAATGGCCTTACATGCGGTAAGATCTGGAAGTTCTTCGGGTGGCGTCCACTCGCTTTTTTCCGCGATTAAACTTAGTTGTAACATTTACTGCTCCTCTTTAATTCTTATCATTTCATTTAAGTACCACTGCGCTTTTTTTAGGTCTTCAATACCGTTTTTATTTCTATAACGCCATAGATACTTAATTATGTTTCCCTGCAAATAATATTCGTAGCCTTTGCCTGTTGCGGCTTCGATCGCAGAAATACATTCGATTTTAGATTCACTGTAATGTTTTGGTTTGTTTACGGGATCAGCTTTAGCTAATATTTCTGCTCGTTTCATTTTATTTTCCTGTATCTTTTTCTGAATCGTAATCGTTTCCAAATAATTTTTGAACCATTGGCTCAAGCATTTCTGCGACTACTCTCCTTCGATCTTCTGGTTTAATGTCGGGGTTTTCAAAGACAAATGCTACAACTCTTTCGATTGCTTCAAGTCCGTTTATTTTCTTTTTCATAAATCGTAACTCCTAGTAACATCTTCGGAATCTACAAGATATAAATTTTCTTTGGTTCTGGTAACCGCCACATAAAATAATCGGTGAACGTCATCAGGGTTTAAATTCATGTCGTGGTCCGCGGCAGGTGATAAGTCGGTAAAGACCACAACATTATCGGCTTCTCCTCCTTTAGAGCCGTGGATCGTGGACACTGAAATACGGGGCTCTTTATTAAATTGTTCCCCTCTTCTTAACATAGCCACAATATAAGCTCTATCTGTTTCGGGTAATTTATCCATTGCGTCGTGCCAGATCATGTCGATAGTAGCCAGAAGCCCGTGTTGGTCCTGTAAAGCTTGTAGATTTACAAAATCCGTATCGTCTAACCCTGATAACTTTTTAAAACCACGGGTTATTCTAGTTTTAACAGACATAAACCCATAAATTTTTCGGGCAATGTCCCCTGAGACTTCCTTACCTTTTCGTAATTGTTCCCAACCATTAACCGCCTGCATAATTTTTTCAGGAATACTTTTAGTTCCTTTATAAGAAAACAAGTATCCAGAACCTTTTAAATCCTGAGCCACGGGCTGTAAATGGTAACCTGCTTGAGCTAAGATGAGCCATGAGCCGTCATCCATATTTAATTCTGATACACTAGTGATACGTCGGACACAGCCCAACCGTTCACTTGATTTATATTGTTTAGGAAATCTTCCGCGGATACGGCGGCTGATCTTATAGGCTAAAAACCACACGGCTTTTGGGACCCGATAAGATTGGGATAGGGTTTCGGAACCGCCGTCTAAACTTATAAATTGTTCTACATCTGCGCCTGCCCAACGGTATATGGCCTGATCGTCGTCGCCTGCACAATACATTTTATGTGATTTTTTATCCAGAATATGGGCAATGTCCCACTGTAAAGGAGACAGGTCTTGCGCTTCGTCAAGAAAAGTTAACGCAAACTTAGGGCAGTATTTATCGGCGTCCTTAATAAAAAGTTCAAGCATGTCGGTAAAATCAAAAAAGTTAAATTTATTTTTGTAATCTATTAGGGTTTTACTGACGTAATTAACGGTGTTCCAATCGTCTTGCAGATTCGATAAATTATATTCTGTACGGAGGTCTGTTTTTTTTAAACGGGCAAGGTTTATTAAACCTAAGATAGGGTGGTTTGCTTTGGTTATATCCAAAACATTATCTTCAAAACCAGATACATTTTTACCCATAATGTTAACGCCTGTTATGTCGCTTAATTCTTTATAATTTTCTTCCTGCATAATTTGTTCTGTGCGGATATCCGTCATGCTAAGGGCAAGACTATGTATAGTTCTAAAATAAGTTAAATCCTTTTCAGGATCTAACTTAAATTTTTCGGAGGCTCTAATCTTTGCTTCGTTGGCGGCTTTCTTAGTAAAGGCCAAGAACGCTATTTCATTGGGAGAAGTCCCTGACTCTAAAGCGGAGTCCACGATGTTCAAAAGTGTCGTGGTTTTTCCTGTTCCTGGGGGTCCAAAGATTCTGAACATCAAATCCACCTTCCTCTAAAATTTTATAAAGTAAACATACGGACGTAGGTCCAAGAGAGGGCCACTCCAACAAAGTAGGAATATCCCATGATGAAATAAACTTTTTAATTGGCGTTTTAGTTTGTTTGGCTCTTCTTAAAAACAAAGATAACCGTGTGTTAAGAGGTAAATCCTGCATTAGCTTAGGTATTTTAGGCAATTCCTCATAACGGTTTTTCTGGCTTTGCACTATTTGCCTTACCCGTTCCCGTGTCAGATTGTATTTTTCGCCAATTGCTCGTAAGGTTTTTCTTTGATGAACCCTTTGATCGTAGATAATTTTATTTCTACTACTTTTTTCCTTTGATTTTTTAAATTTATATAAATTAGACATTAAAATGGAGCCTCCTCTTTTTGAAATTCTGGGGTACTAATGTCTATATCCGCCGTATCAAAAGAAGGAATAGACCAAACCCTAACAGATCGGTTTTTAATTTTTAAAACCAAACTCTCCCCGTTAATATCACGAAGTCTTTGCGCTATTTTGTGGGATTTAAATTCAAAAAACTTATTTTTCTTGAGAAACCCTTCAAAATCTTTCAAACGGAAATAAGTAATGTTTCTTTCTTCATCCGTCCACGGGCGGCGTAAGAGTATTTCTTCTTTGTCTTGCGCCTGTTGCATGTGCCTGCAAAACTCTTCTAAGTAATCGTAAAATTGTCCGCTTGTACTGGCGTCCTGCGCTACTTCTATGATAGCGCTTTCGTTATCTTTCATTTCCGTCAGTAAAGCACTAAGCCTATTTTCCCAATTTGTTCTAGATAAAGACCGTGGCATAAAGTTTAATTGCTCCATGCAAGCTTTTTGAAACTGGGGCTGACTAAGTAATCCTTCTGTGTCCAGTTCCAAAGGCTCTCCGTTAACGTCCATAAACCACACAGGGGGCGAAGAATTATACTTTCTAAGGTTTGCTATAGAAGCCCCTTGAACAGCCGCTCCTACGCCAAATTTACGGGTCTGACAAAGCTCTTTATTACAGTGCGAATTAATCGGTGCATCGGAACATTTATAAGCGTAATCTTTGCGTTCTAATTGCTTGGCAACAATATTAACTTCATTCAATGGTAACGGCGGAGAAAGATACTCCATGTTATATTTTAAGATTTCTGATTCCCAACTATCTGGGTAAGCTTTTCGTAAATAAACGCCTATATTAAAAAGACCGTTATTACGTCCGCCCTCCGATATTTTTTGTTTGCATAAAATCTGGAGACAAGGCGGCCCGTCTTTTAAAAAAGGTCCTTTTTCGTTTTCTAAAATCTGTAATTTAATAACTTCTTCTGGCGTCTGAACATACTTATCGTAAAGTTCAAAGAATTCGTCTAAAAGTGCGGACGTACCATCGTCCTTAAAAGCGTACCGTAGGCCGCCTGTCGCGTTGTAGTAGGGCAGGTTTAGGAAATTTCCAACGTCGCCCCTATCTAAATGTAATTTCACCTGCTTAGGAAAGATTTCACTTTCTCCATAACCTAATGCGGAAGAGAGATGTTGCAGGGTTTTTTGCATCTCTTTTGCCTCTATCCAATCAGAACAAAAAATAAAGCAATGCGCTCCACCTGATTTAGATCGGCATACGACTAAAGGTAATTTTAACTTTCTTATTTTATCAATAAGGTTCTTATGATCTAAGGGATACTGGTCAATATCTATACAGCCCCATTTGCAGTTATTGTCTGCATTAATAGGTATAACGCCAACCCCAGAACCTTTTCCTGAAAGATGGCCCTCCCAAAGAGCCGTGGTGCGCGGTTCGCGTACTAAAGCCGCTTTTCCTGTACTCTTACCGTTAGATTGTTGCTTTTCTACCTTAAAGGTTCCGTAGGCTTCTTTTAGCCCATCAAAGATAGAAGAAAATTTTTCTATTGACATGAGATACCTAAAAAAGGCGTGACGGTACTAGACCGCCACGCCGCTAAATTAAAATGGAGGGTTATCGCCTTCGTCTTGTGAATGCTTTACTATAACATCGCCTTTATTAATGCTCTCTGCAAAAACCTTGGCTTGATTATAAATATTCATATCACTTACAGGTCCTTTTCTAGACACTTCCCAACCGTGCCAACTGCCCTTACTATTTTCTTCAAGTACAGTTTTAAGTTGATAAACGTGTGACCACTTAGGTGGAACAAAAGGTCCGTTTTTACCCTGCATTGTAATTGATTGCATCATAGAGTTCCATTTTCTAGATTTCTTTAACTGTGTAGATTTCATTGCAATCAAAGCAGTTTCAATGGACTCATCAGCGTTCATAACAATAACAAAATGCTGATGGGTTTCTTCGATGTAATCACCGTTTCCATCGACAATATATTCTTTATTGTCCTCTATAGAACGCTCTGTTTTTGGCCGCGCTTCATCTGGAGAAAAAATGGCAACAGGTGCATTACTTCCCATGCCCCGTGGGGACCATCGGATAAAGCGCCTTTGATAAGCACAGGGCACAACAGTGATGCCGTCTTTTCCTTTGTAGATATGTCCCGTAACCGTATTGTAAATGTCCCCTTTACGGGCACTTTCGTCACGGTCTAGAACTTCATCATTGCCAGAAAGTACTTTAAGGAACGGAAGCGCAAGATCGTCTTGCGTAATATTTTCCAATCCACCACCTGCATCATCCTCAAATACAGACATATCTACGGCTAGTGCGCCGTTTTTCTTCTCAGTTACTTCTTTACTTTGTGCCATGTTTATTTACTCCCTTTTATAACGGCTCTTTGTCCAATGTACGCACCAAATAGCTCCATTGGAAACTCGTTTCCTTTTTCAACCATTTCCTTAATCCAGGCTCTAAGTTTTTGTGGATGAACTTCTTCCTTTTGATCGGTGGGATAACCTTGGCTTTGTGCCATTCGTACAAAAGCTTCGGCTTCTTGATCTTCACCTTGTCCAAACTGGCAGGAAACTTTGTTCTTAATAATGTCCCCATGCTCGTTTTCCCTTAACCATTCAAAAGCTTTAGGACGGTTCTCTACAAGAATAGAGCCCCCATAAGTTTGTTTAATC